GGTCGCCGATCTCGATCAGGGAGAGGAGGTTCCAGGTTGCGGCGGCGTGCGGCTGCGCCGGGCTCATCGTCCGGAACCCGCACAACGTCACCCTGTTGTGGGGGGTGTTGTAGTTCGAGCAGTAGTAAGCCGTGAACTTGACGATCTCGTCGACGGTCTCGTGGCCGGGGGTCGCGCCGCCGTCGAGGCCGTACAGCGTGATCAGGTTCTCCGCCGACCATGAGCGGATCCCGTACAGGGCGATCGAGTCGGCGTTGTCTGTGCGGGCCCAGTCGTCGCCTTCGGCGTTCGCGAGCTGCGTCCCGTCGAACAGGATGTACGCCGGGGAGGCGAACGCGCTGTTGATGACCTTGCTCAGGCCGCGGTTGAACGCGAACTCGCGGATGTGCGCGAGACCGGAGCCGGCCGCAACGGCGGCGCCGTCGCCGGCGTGCCAGTGGTGCCAGTCCCACACGTCGGACACCCCGGGTTCGGCGTGGACCGCGGCCGGGTCGAACCTCGCGAGCCTGCCGTGCACCGCGAGCTTCCCGGTGCGCCCCTCGCAGTACGCGTTCGAGACAGCGGGGAACTCGCCGTCGCAGGCTTCTTGGATCACGCTCATGATGCTCTCGGTCGGTGCGTACACCGTCGTCGACAGCATCACGTTCCCGGTGAAGACCACGAACCAGTCGACGGGGATCCCGGCGTCCCCGAGGACGCCCTGGACGCGGTCCTGCATCGTCTCGTTCGAGAACACGATCTGCCCCTGGCTGTCCGGGGCGACGATCGCGGGGTCGTCGCCGAACGCCGGCGTGTCCCCCGTGAACCTCGGGGTCATCTCGATCGCGGACAGGATCTCGAACAGGTCGACGCACGTGATCGTGAGCCGGTTCACCCGCTGCGAGGGGTCGAAGCTGTAGTCGTAGTCCTCGACGAAGCCGCGGTAGCGGGTGTACCAGGTGTCGGTGACGGGGTTCCAGCGGCCGAGCGCGATCTGGATCAACGGCTCGATCTCGCCGTAGTAGGGGCCGTCCGCGTTCGTCGGGTCGAGGATCCCGTCCTGGTCAGCGATCGTGACCGTCGCGCGGCCGGTGTCGGTGCGGTCGAGCTCGTACTGGCGGCCACGGTCGATCGAGTAGCTCGTGACCAAATGGGGATGGTCGTCGATCCGGGTCCAGTCGCAGTCGTAGAGGAGGGACGGCTGCCCGAACGCGATGTTCACTCGGCCCACGGGGTCAGCCACGCGTCCCCCGCCTGATCGCAGGCCGGGCTTTGGCGCGTTTCGCGAGCTCGTTCTCGAGCCCGGCGACGTCGTGGACGCCGTGCATATGCACGCCACCATGGATCGTCACCCCCGCGGTGAACTGCCCCGAATGCCCGGCCGGGAGGGTGCCGCCGGGGCCGGTCATCGCGAACCCGACCTCGAGCCGTTGCTTCTGCGCGCGGGACAGGCCGGCGCCGAACCGGTTCACGAACCCCGACGCCGACAGGCGGTGGAACAGCCGGAGGCTGGACTGGGCGGCCTGGGCGGCGGTGTCCGCCGCCTTGTCGTCGGTTTTCTTGCCGGCGGCGATCTGGTCGGCCAGCTGCGCTTTCACGTCGTTGATCGCTTTCTGCTGGTTGACGACGTCGATCGCGGCCGCACCCGTCGCCTTCATCGTCGCGAGGAGGTTCTTGTTCGCGGCGAGGTCGTCCTTGAGCGTCTCGGTCAGCCCCGATTTCGCGACCAGCAGGTTCGCCGCGTCGAGCTTCGCCTGCACCTGCTTCGCGGCCTTGTCGGCCTGAGCCTGCTTCTTCCCGGCGCGGGCATCCGCGATCTCCTGTTTCTTCGCGCTGATCGCGAGCTCGACCCCGAGGAGCGTCTCGAGGAGGTCGTGGGTCGCGCCCTCCGTCCGGATGATCTCCTGGTACCCGGCCTTCTGCGCCTGCAATGCCGACAGGTCGTCTTTGAGACCCGTCGTCAGCTGGGTCCTGTCGACGTTGAGCTGGAACCTGTCGAGGAGCCCCTGTTGCGCTTTCGCGGCCGCGGCCCTGGCCGCTTCCGCTGCTGCTTTCGTTTTCTCGGCCGCGGCCTGCGTCTTGTCCGCCGCTGCTTGCGCAGCGGCCTGGAGGATCCCCGCGACCGTCGCGTTCGTCTGCTGCAGGTCGGTTGTGTATCCCGTCACCTCGGCCACGTACTTCGCGTTCGAGATCCGCCCCGACGAGCGAAGCTTCGCGGCGAACGCGATCGCGGCCTGGTCGTGCGCCGCCTGGGCGCGGAGCAGCGCGAGGTTGTTCGGGTCTGATGCGAGTCCGATCGCGCGGGCCTGGGTGGCGCTCAGCGCGGCGTTCTGGAACGCGGCGCCAGCGACACGCCCCGGTACGTTCACGCTCGGAGCGCCGACAGGGCCGCCCAGGCCGCGGCTGGTCGCGCCGGACGGGCCAGCAAGCCCAGGAACCCCGAGCCCCTGTTGTTGCAGCTTCCTCGCGAGCTCGGGGAACGTTCCCGCGAGCCTCGGGTCGTCCGCGGTGGTGCGGTTCGTGCCGCCGAGGAACCCGAGCCCGTGACTGTCGAGGAACCCGCTCACGGACTTGTCGATCGCGCCCTTGTTCAGCAGGATCTCGATCGGGATCGTGATCAGCCCGATCCCTGCGAGCCGGCTGAGCGCACCGCGGAGCGCGGTCACCTCCCCGGCTGAGGTTGCGGCGGTCGAACCGACGGTGGCGAGACCGCCGATCAGCTTGCTGACCTTGAACGCCGCGAACGCGGCGGCGAGCAGCTTCACCTCGTTCTTCGTCCCGCCGACCGCTTTCCCGAGATCCTGGAACGCCGTCGCGAGCGGTTTCACGACCGCGAGCACACCCTCGAAGATCCCGGTGCCGGTCTTCACGACCTCGTTCACGTCTTTCTGCAACCGGCCGGACTCGTTCATTTTCTGGAGCCAGTCGCCGAGCGAGGTGAGGAACTTGTTCAGCGTCGGCAACAACGCGGTGCCGATGATCACCTCGGTGTCGTGCAGCGTCGCGTGGAACCTCTCAGCCTCGGTCGTCCCTGCCTTCGCTTGCCCGGCGAGCCGCTGCTGCGCCTCGCGGATCAGGTCGAGGCCGTGAGCGTTCTTGTCGAGCCCGGGGACGGCGCGGCGCAAAGCTGTTTCCTGACCGCCGAACACTTTCGCGAGCACGTTCGCGGCGGACGCGAGGTCGATGTTCTTCGCGCGGGCGAGGTCCGCGGCGGTCGACTGGAGCCCGATCGCTTTGGTGATGTTCCCTGTGCCGCGCTCGAGGACGGTGAGGGCCTGCGCGGAGTCCTCCGACGTGAACCCGAACTTCTCCAGCGACAGCTCGGCTTTGGTGATCGCGGCCTGGTTCCCGGCGAACGAGTCCCCGGCCGCTTTCACCTGCGCCGCGAGGGAACGTTGCGCGACACCCGCATCACGGGCGGCGCTGACGGAGTCCTCGAGGAACCGGCTGACGCCTTCGAATGCGAGGAACCCGCCGGACGCGAACGCCAACGAGCGGCCCAATCCGTGGAGCGCCCCCGTCCCCGAGAGGATCCCGCGGGTCGCTTTGTCCATCTCGGCGCCGAACACCTTCGTCTGCTTCGCCGCCGTCTGCAGGCCGGCGGTGTAGCCGCGCGGATCCGCGATCAGCTCGACGACGAGCTTGCGGGCCACGCTAGCTGCCCTGCGCTTTCACCCAGGCGTGGCAGTCCTCGAGCTGCCGGGGGGTCATCCGACCGAGATCCGTTGGTCGGAGGTGGCACCAGTGGCCGATCCAGGGCTGCCAGAACCGTTCCCCGCGCTGGGTGCCGGGTGCGGCCCCGTGGTGGGTTCGGAAGTCCCGCCAGAACCTTCGCTCGTTGAGGTCGGCTCGGCGGCGCTGGGAGGAGGGAGATCTTCGACCTCTTCGCTGATGTCCTGGAACACGTCCTGCAGCTCGGCCATCCTCAATCGCCCGACCTCGTCCCGGATCGACCTGGCCGACTCGCCCGGCTCGCCCCGTGCGACGGCGATGTGGATCAGGGCTTTGACGACACCTGGGTGCATCCCTTCCAGATCTGGGATCTGGTCGAGGCTGACGTGGGCGTACTCCCAGACGACGATCGCCTCGTCGATCGTGACGTCATCCAACGTGACGAGCTCGTACGGTTTCCCGTTGAACGTGATCTGCGGCATCAGACAGCTCCGTGGTTGAACTCGTCCGAGATCCGGTCGAGGAGCTCCTCGAGGCGGGCTTCGATCTCGCCGGCGTGCTGATCCAATGCGGGCTCCATCGCGCGATCCATCAGCAGGTCGGCGAACTGCTTGCCGCGGGCGCGCGGGTTGCCGCGACCTCGGGCGCCCCGCTGCCGGGGGGCGACGTAGACGAGGTCGCGGGTGATCCCGACCCGCATCCTCGACCAGCGCGGGCCGATCCTGGTGATGTTCGCGCGGGCGAGCTCCTCCGCGCCCCGCTGCACCGGCTCGGCGACCTGCCTGAGGCCGCGACGGACACCCAACCGGAGGTCGCGGTCGGCGTGGGCTAGTGAGGCCTGCAACTCGTGCAGACCCTGGACAACGACGGGCATGGCCGGCTCAGCTCGGAACTGTGGCGGCCCACGCGAACCTCGAGCCGGGGGCGGGCTTGAAGTTCACGGTCATGTCCGACGACGCGTTCAACGCCCCCGCGAGGCCGTTGTAGTCGTACATCGTCGCGGACCCCCCGAACGCCGGATTCGTCGCGGACACCGTCCCCGAGGTTGGCTGGACGTAGACGACGAACACCGACCCGCCCGCGTACAGCCCCTGCAGGGTGGAGTGGACCTTGCCACTTGCGAAGTCCTGTCGGAACTGGACCGTGATCGTCTGGTCCGCCAAACCGGGGAGGTACTCGGTGGTGGCGTTCGGGTTGAACCCGGACACGTCGACCTGCGGCTTCACCTGCGGGGTGTCCACGTTGAACGCGTGGTCGGACAGGTCGACCCCGTTCACGACGACTTTCGCGTCGGTCAAGAGGAACTTGCTCATTGTGTCGCTCCTTTTGTGACCAGGGCGCGTACCCGCTCCTGGTATCGCTGTTGGTTGGCTCGTGATGCTGCTTCTGTTTCCTGGGGTGTCCGGGCGGCGTTGGTTGCGCCTTCGCGGTGGAGGAGGCCGGTGTCGACCTGCCTGAGCGTGAACCCGCGCGCCCTCGCTTCGAGGCAGAGCAGGTTGTCTGAGTAGTAGGCGGGTTCTTCGAGGCTGGTGTCGAAGCCGCCGAGCTCGAGTAGGTCTTCGCGGAGCCCTGCCAGGCACCAGCCGTCGATGTACGGGTAGACACAGTGGTCGACGATCGCGTGCCCGTCGCTGCGGATCCGGGCGCCGACGAGCACGGACGGGGCTACGGCGTCGTGTAGCACCTCGAGCCAGCCGTGCTCGGTCGCGCTGATGTCGTTGTTCAGGAACACGACCACGTCGCTGCACGCGGCCTCCAATCCCTGGTTGGAGGCTTTGCAGAACCCCAGGTTGTCGTCGTTGCGGATCGCGGCGAACTCCAACGGGGGGCTGGAGCCGTTGTCGACGATCAGGAGCTCGTCGGGCCACGGCCCCAGCTCCAGCGCGCGGTCGTAATCGGCCTGGAGCTCGAGGTGGCGGTACCACGGCGTCACGACCGCGACGGTCACGCGAGCACCCGCGCCTCGTGGAGCGGCTTCACTTCGCGCGGCGCGTCGAGCGCCTCCAACGCCGGCGCCCAGTACGCCTGCGTGACGCTGTCGGCGTCGTAGCGGGCCGCGAACGCCACCGCGGTGTCTTTGAGCTGCTGATTGTCGCGCTGCTCGTACGCGGCGTCGAGCGCGGCGTGGATCGCGCCGATCGACGGGGTGATGTAGGTCGCGTCCTCCAGGTGGTCGTCGGACGGGTCGCCTCCGACGAGCCAGCCCGCCACCGTGAGCTCGGTCATCGCGGAGTGGTCCGAGGCGATGACGGGAACACCGCACGCCTGCGCCTCGAGGATCGGGACGCCGAACCCCTCACCCATCGACGCGTTCACGAGCACGTCGAACGCCTGGTAGAGGTTCGCGACGTTCTCGGCGGGCCAGCCGAGCTGGAAGATCGCTTCTGGTGAGAAGCGCATCCGGTCGGTCGGGCAGCCGGCGAGAAGGACCGCGGCGGCGATATCGATTCCTCCGGCCTTGCCCGGCTTCATCTGGGTGTGCCCGTAAAACCAGGCGTCGGGGTGATCCTTGGCGAACCGTGAGAACGCCCTGAACGTTTGCGAGAACGCTTTCCGGGGCCGGGCGGGGTTCCCGGTGTTGGCGGCGACCATCCCGACCAGGAACGCGTCCGCGGGGACACCGAGCTCCTCCCGGATCGCCTGCTTGTCGGCGGGGCGCGGGCGGAACAGGTTGCGGTCGACGCCGTGGGGGACGTACAGGGGTTGGAGGCCGGCGTCGCTCATCATCCGTTCCCCGAACCGCGACATCGCGATCGGCGTGACTTTCTCGTGCGCCAGCACCCTGAGCACGGCGGGCGGCAACGGGTACTTGTCGACGGGCGCCCAGATCGCCATCCGGAGGTCGTCGGGCCAGTCGTCGGGCCGCATCACCCACGCGTCACACAGCGCGACAATGTGGTCGGCGCGAAAGTGCTCGGCGTACGTGCCGATGGTTTTGTTGCCCCAGTCGCTGTCGGACGGGTAGTAGGTGACGGGCCCGGCCTCGAGGCACATCCCCTGGAGGCCGTAGTTGCACGCCACGGCGAGCTCGTGCCCCAGCGCGGCAAGCCGAGGCACGAACAGCGCCGCCTGCTCACCGTACCCCGACCCGACACCGGGAGGGTTCCCGAGCCAGAGGATCCGGCTCACAGCAGGATCCTTGTGCGCCACTCGCACCCGACCAAATAGCCTTCGCCGCCGACGGGTGTGTAGACGATCACCCCGGACGGCCCTGACGGGAGCAGATCGGAGACGCGGCCGCCCAAGGTCCGGTCGGCGATCAAAGCGGCGAACACCGACGTCGACGAGCGCGGGTCCATCAGCTGGAGGAGGAGCTGCTGCGACGCGTCGACGTCGGTGGGGCTGACCCTCGCGCGGACGGTGAACCAGATGTCGCGTTCGGTCCTCGGGCCGTAGTCGGTCTGCTCGCTGAACGGGTCGGCCGGGTAGATGTCCACGCAGGGCGGGGTGGGGCTGAGGACGAGGAACGGCCACACCTGCAGCGCCTCCCCTGCGAGGTCCTCCGAGGCGACCTGGTCGGTGACCTGGTCCGCGATCGCGTTCACGATCTCCACGAGCGAGGCGCCGGCGACAGCGGTGGTCATGCGAGCCCGAACCCTTGCTTCAAAGAGAGCAGCTTGAACGCGTGCCGGGCGAACGTGTCGCGGGCGATCACGACGGCGCCGATCGCGCCTTCCCAGATCCCGAACGCGACCTCTGACTGCTGCCAGTGCTCCCGCGCGATGTCGTAGACGGCGTTCGTGACGAGCTGCAACTGGCGGGCGTCGGTGAGCGGGGTGGTGCGCGCCATGTACGAGTCGGCCTGCCAGCTCGCGGCCTCGAGGCAGCGGCTCATCGCGGCGGTCTGCGCGACCGTCGGGTTGCTGAGCTTCAGGATGCGGGCGAGCTCGTCGACGCTGCCGTACACGTAGGAGCTGACCGTCGACCCGCCGGTGTTCTGCACCGGGGTGGTGGGCTGGCTGACGTCACCGGTCGCGTCGAGGAACACGACCCGGTACCAGTAGTCGAGCGCGGTGCCGAGCTCGGTCGTGAACGACCTCGTTGCGGGCTGGGTCGGGTCGGTGTCGACCGGCGTCAGCGCGATCGTCTCGAGCGCGACGTAGCTGCCGGTCTGGTCGGCGGCCTCCTCGACCCGCACCTGCGTCCACGGGTGCCCGTCATACCTTTGCGGCGGCTGGTAGCCGACGAAGGTGACGACCTCAGCCATCAGCGTCCCGCCCTTGCGAGCCCGCCCGCTGTGGGGCGGTCGATGCGGCCCTGGCCGGACTGGTCGATGCCGCGGTAGATGACGCGGCTGATCCCGCCGATCGTGGCGTACTCGATCCGGCCGGCCGGCAGCGGGACCACCACATCCGAGCTGGTGTGGACGTTGACGAAAACGTTGACGGTGACGGTGGTGACGGCGGCCCGGCCGCCGCCCGACGTGACGGTGACGTGGAGCGGAACGACGGAGGCGCCGTACTTGACGCGGGCGCCCGAGGTCGTGACATGAACGGTCTCGCCGGTGGTGGTCGACCCGAACGTCTTCCGCGCCCCGGCGACCGTGACCGTGACGGTTTCGCTGCGGGCGACCACCGCGAACGTTTTCCGGGTGCCCGCGGTCGTCCGCTGGTCGATGAGTTGGACGGTGGCGGCGCCGAGTTTCACGCCGGCTTGCGCGCCGCTGGTGGTGACGGTGACGGTCTCGCCGCGAGCGACGATGCCGAACGTCTTCCGTGTCCCGGCTGTCGTACGGAGGTCGGTGAGGGCGACGGTGGACGCCGAGATCGCTTTCCGTACCGCGGCGGTGACGACCGACACGACGCCGGCGGCTGTGGACGCGGCTTTCATGGTGAGCCGCGCTGCGGTGACACGGCTGACGGTCAGCGGGACGGTGGTCGCCCCGAACGTCTTCCGGGTTCCGGCCGTGACACGTGTGTCGGTGAGCGCGACGGTCGCGGCCCCGGTCCACGTCGTTGGCGCGCCGACGACCGACCCGAAGGTGGTGACGGTGACCGTCATGGGGGTGGTGCTCGAGCTGCGCGCCGACAGCCGACCCGCGGTCGTACGGGCGTCGGTCAGCGAGACGGTGCTGGAGCTGATGGCCTTGCGGCTCCCGGCCGTCGTGACCGCGTCGACCAGAGCGGTCGTGGTGCTGGTGCGGGCGGTGAGGCGCCCCGTCGTGGTGCGGCTGTTCGTGAGCGCGACGGTGGACGCCGCGACCGCCTTCCGGCTGCCGCCCGTGGTGACCTGGTCGACCAGGGCGACGGTCGAGCTCGACGTCGTCTTCCGTGTCCCGGCGGTCGTCCGGTTATCCGTGAGCGCGACGGTGCTGACGGCGAACGTTGTCCGTGTCCCGGCGGTGACGGCGGTGTCGGTGACCTGGACGGTGGCGGCGCCGGTCCAGGTCGTCGGGCCGCCCGCCACGACCGGCGGCAGCGCGAACCGCGGCCCGAGCTGGTGTTGGCCTGGTTGCGGTACCGCCCGGACGACCTGGCTCATCTCACTCGATCCATTTGAAGTACACGTCGAGGATCTGCCCGGTGCCGGTGGGGCAGTAGATGCCGACGCCGTTCGCGGCGGCCGGGATCACGGTGAGCTCCCACGGCTGCCACGTCCAGATCACCCCGGACCCGATCGCGGCTCCGAGCGACCAGCGGTAGCCGAGGTCGACGAGGGTGGGGGCGGTGCCGGTGTGCGAGTTGACGGCGGTGCAGGTCGGGAGCACGGACGACTGGTCGAGGTTCGCCTCCGTCAGCGCGCCGCCCTGCGTCCCCGCGGTCGTCAACCGGCACAACCCGACCGTGCAGGCGACGGCGGTGGTGTTCGTGATCCCGATCTCGAGCATGGAGAAGTTGACGGCCGAGGTCGCGTAGAGGCTGATCGCCGGCAGCGTGGCGGTGGGGGCGTTGGTGGTTCTCGCGCCTACGGCGTAGGTAGCCATCGAGCCTCCTTAGGTGACGGTGAGGGCCATGCCGACGTCGGGGATCGGGGCTGCTGCGACGGCGGCGGGGGTGTAGTCGACATACATGAACATCCCGGAGACCATCGCGATCCTGGTGCTGGAGGTGACCTGCGTGATCCGCATCACCGGGGCTGTCCCGAGGGTGACGGTGGGCGCGGCCGCGACTGTCCCTGCCGACCATTTCCAGCCGGCCCCATAGCTTCCCCCGGCTTGCCCCGCCCAGAACGCGCCCGCGGTGCCGGTGGAACTAAGGCTGACGTTCGTGATCGTCGGGTTCGACACGACCCCGACCGTCCCGGCCTTCGCGCTGGTGGTTACCGGCGCCGCGGTCGCGACCCACGGCATAACAGCGTTCACGGTGTCTGAGGCGCCGACCCCGGCGGCGGTGTAGGTCGTCATCGTGGCGTCGTAGTTGACGCTCGCGTTCGCGGTCGCGTTCCGGATCTGCTTCACGTCGGACCCGACGGCAACGTCGGCGACTCCGAGCGGCGGCGTGTTCGAGACGGCGGTCTTGCCGCTGTTGCCGGAGATCGCGGTTCCTGTGCCGAGCGTCCAACCGGTGCCGACAGCACTGTCAGCGGTCGGTTTGAGCAGCACAACGGCCCCGGCGCCCGGGTAGCCGTTCTGTGACGCCCCGGACGAGTCGTTCACGGCGACGTCATCGATATTGATGACGGTGCTGGCCCCTGGGGCGTCCTGCCAGCCCCAGCTCATGAAAAAGGTGCCGGTACTTGCAGCGGCAGACCCCGACCAGGTCGCAACCGAGACACCGTCGACGGTGAGCTCGGACGCGGTCCAGTTCGTGCTCGTCATCGTTGCTTTCAGCTCGACGCGGTGCCAGGTCGATCCGGTGACCGCCGACGATGGGCTGCCCTGCGCCGTGGCCCCTCTCATCAGCTCCAGGGCGCCATCCGTGCGGAGACGGACAGCGTTCTGAGAGTCGATAACCATTATCTGGGCTGCCGACGCGGGCGCCGCGGCAGCACGCAGGTAGATCCGGAAGTAATACGCGGCACCAGCCACAGAGACGACCGACTGCAGGATCACTACGGTCGAGTTGGTTCCGGCCGAGTCGAACTTCCAGGAGGCGGCGCCGGAGCGGAACACCGTGGTGTCGCGACTGAGTGTTCCCGCGCCGGCGCCGACTCCGTCCGGGCCGAAGGCGGACGCGATCGTGGTTGCCACACCTGCGTCGATCTCGGCGCCGCTGTGGAACAACCTTGCCATCTATCAGGCCGCGACCGGTGTGACCGCGACCGTCAACGACCCGACCGGGATCGTGAAGTTGTCCCCGACCGCGACCGTCCTCGGGGTCGCGAGATCGTCCGAGCCGAGGAACGTGCCGGCCGAGCTCGCCGTCCAGAACGACACGTGCGAGTACGTTTCCGCGTTCGGGACGGAGGTCCAGTTCAGGTCGGCGGTGGTCGTCGACGAACCACCGCTAGCGGACCCGAACGTTGCCTGCACCCGTGTGGTGTTCAACGCGGGGCTGGTCGCCCCAGCGACGCCGGGGTCGGCCAGATGGAGCTTCACGTAGAACGCGACAGGGGCGGTGTAGTTCGTGCCTTTGCAGAGCGCGTCGAGCCATCCGTTCAGGACGGCCGCTGCGAGCCCGATCGCCATCTCAGCCTCCCTGGTTTTCGGGCTTCGGCTTGGCTTCTTCCTTCGCGGTCTTCGCGCCCCGCGGGCCCGGCGTCGGCGTGTTGCTCGAGCCGCCGTTGCCTTCCTCCCACGGTGCGGACCCGTCGGCGCGGACGACCTGCTGGTTGGGTGCGTCGTAGGTGCTCATCAGCGGACGATCTTGATGATCCCGGTCGGCTCGATCACGAGCGGGGTGTAGTAGCCGGCGTAGGCGACCTGGACGCCGAGCACGGACGGCTCGACGACCTGGAGGGAGCCGATGCGGTCCTCGTACACCTCGACCGCGGCGGTCGAGAGGACGAGCATCTCGTTCGCGGCCAAGCCGTTCGTGACGACGACCTGGACACCCGAGATGGCGCCCATCGCGCCGGTGCCGAACTGCCCCGCGTTGAACCCGCTGGATTGGGCGTTGAACGGGTTGACGGGTGCGAACAGCGGGCCGACGAGGCCGAGCATGTCCGGGGGTGCGGCCAGGATCAGGCGGCCCTGCCCCTTCGTGGCGGCGTACACGGACCCGGCGGCGCCCCAGATCGCGTTGGTGACGTCAGCGGCGGTCGCTGTGCCTGGCAGATCGGTACCGGCGGACGCGGACCCGACGCATGCGGACCCGAGTGCTGCTTCGGTGACCTGCGCGTAGTAGCCGGCGAGGTCGCTGATGACGATGTCCATGATCGACGGGGTCGTCCAGTCGATGTCCTGCCTGGAAACGTTGACGTAGCCGCCGTAGGTGACGGCGTTGACGGGGATCTTCGCGATCGTGAGCTTCCGGCTGACGAGCTCGGTCTTCTCCCCGCCTTGGGCGGCGACGTTCGAGTGCTGCGTGATCCTCGGCCTCGACCAGGTGCCGGTCGGGAGGTTCCTCGGGCCGAGCGCGGTCGTGAGGGGGCGTGATTCGTCGACGAAGTTGATCACCGGGCCGAGGATCTGCTCGGGGAGCAGCCCCGGGTTGTCGGAAGTGGTCTGGTGCGCCGCGGCGCGGTTGAAGATGTCGAGGCGCCTGGTGGCGTCCTCGCCGCCGAGGCCGGATTTCCACACGTCGAGGACGTAGGCGCCGGCGGAGCGGTACTCGACCTCGGTCGGGGCCGGCTTCTCGGTCATGTACCTGGCGATCTGCGCGATCCGTTTCGCGGAGTCACCGCTGATGCGGCGGGCCTCCTCGAGGGGGCCCATCAGGTCGTTCACTTTCGCGATCCGGTTCCGTGTTTCGGTGACGAGCTCGAGCTGCTCGTCGCTGAGGTCTTCGCCTTTGGCGGACTCGACGATCCCGTCGATGAACGCTTGGCGGTCCTCGATCTCGCCGACGTACCGGGCGAGCATCTGGTCTGTTGGGCCCATTCGGGGGCTCCTTTCAGGGTTACGCGAACAAACGGAAGAAGTCCGTTGCTCGAGCGCTTAACCCCTGCTACAGCCGTCCCGCCCTGCGGTTTGGTCTCTAACGGCTGAGGAGCCTGCTAACTCGCGTCGCGAGTATAACCGAGCCAGCGGCGGTTCAACGCCTCCAGCTCTTCCCGTTGCTGCTCCAGCAGCAACCGCCGCCGGTTCGGGGTCGCGACCCCGGCCGGGATCTCGACGGTGCCTCTGACGTCGATCACGGTCGCGTCGGCGTACGCGGGGTTCGGGACGAGGGCGAGGTGGTCGAGCCACAGCCGGTTCAGGCGGCGCACGGAGCGGGACTGTTCCCACACTTCGGCGTCGTCCCAGACGCGGCCGTCGTCGCGGCGCAGCAGCCCGAACCCGGCCGACGCCGAGAGGACGTCGTCGTCGCAGAGCCTCAGGGTGTCGTCCCCCAGGTTCGTCGCGGAGATCTTCACCTCAGCGACGAGGCCCTCTTTCCGGGACGGGTGGAACCCTACGACCTTCCCGACCGGCTTGTCCCAGGAATGGTCGCGGTTCGCGCGAACCTTCCCGGCGCGTTTCTCGATCCCGTCGAACGCGTTCCGGGAGACGACCTCGGTGAACGCGCGTCCGCCCTCGACGATCCTCGCGGGCTGCTCGTACGGCATCGCGACCACGGTCACGATCCGTTTCGGGAAGTTGACGTCGGCGACCTGGTACTCCGTCCCCGACCTGATCTCGATCCCGGTCCCAACAGTGGGTTCTACAAGGGTGGCTGTCATCTGAGTACCCCGCTCGCTATGTCGGAGGGTGTGCTGTTGTCCAAGCGTTCGGCATCACGGATCTCGCTGACCGTCAACGCCGGCTGCCCCGTTGCCGGGTCAACGATCGAGTTGAGGATCTGCGCGGTCTGGGCGCGTTCGAGGGGTTCGGCGGCGACGTACTCGTCGCGGTTCAGCTCCACGCTCGTCCCCCTCGGGAGCGCCCACTGCGAGAGCGCGGCCATCACGTGCTGCGCTTTGGGGCGGAGCCCGGAGCGCCAGTGCATGTCGAACCACATCGTCACGTTCTTGTAGGTCATCGGGTCCGTGCTGGTGGGGATCCCGACGAGCTCCGACGGGACGCCGAGCAAATGCGCGATCCGGCCTTCGGCCCTGTCGAGGAGCGCGGTGAGTGCCATGTCGGCGGGGTTGATCTGCGTCGGTGTCCAGGTGATCCCGCCGCTCAGGACGGCCGGCTCCCCGATCGCCGACAGCCGCGACTGCACCCAGTCAGCCTTCAGCAGCGCCGCCTGATCCGGTGTGAGCTCCAACGGGTGCTGCAGGACGCCGGTGGGGATCCCGCCGCCGGCGGCGAGCTTCGTCCCGTACTGCAGCAGCATCTGCGCCGCCACCATCCGGTAACGCCCGGCCTCGAGGGGCCCTATGCCGTGCGCGTACCCGACCTGCGATTTGTACCGGACATGGAGGATCTGGTCGGTGACGTCCTCGCCGCCCATCTCGTACCGTCTGAGGCCGTCGTCGATCTCGACCGACACCCACCACGGGGGCACCACATGGAACCGGGCGGGCCAGCCTGTCGAGTACCACGCCGTCGCCAATACGAACGCTTCCCCGACTGCCTGGTAGTCCCAGAACAGCTGGTGCGCGAACTCTTCGAAGGATGTGTACTGGTCGGGGTCGGGGTTGTTCAACCAGTCCGCGCTCAGCGTGGGCGCGGCGTTCTTCAGGTACGGCGGCATCGTCGAGAGCTGCTGCGCGTTGTAGTCGACGCACATCCACGCCGTCTCCGTCAGCGGCGCCACCACACCCCCGGACGACCAGTTCGGCGTTGACCACTCCTCCGGCCACCCAGACCACGCCGACGGTGTCACCCGCAACGGCGGCCAGCCGGGCCCGTCGTTGCCGAGACCCGTGTCGAAGAGGACGCCGTGCGGATCGCCGGGGTTCACGCTGGGCGGCCCAACGGTGTTCGGTGCTGCGGTTGCGGGGTCGTTCTCGTTCGGGATCTCGGGGGGCCGGATCGATCTGCTGAACAGGCCCATCAGAACACCGCCGGGACAGGGGCGGGTTTGTGGGCGGCGTTCACGGCCCACACCAACGCTTTGACGAGCGGGTAGCCGGGCCCGCGGTCCAGCGTGAGCCCGGACGAGAGCTCCCGCACCTGCGCCGCCAAGACGGCCTCGTCGAGCTCGGTGGTGGTGGTGTCATGAACGATCATCCCGGACGCCGCGAGGTCCCTGAGCAGCGGGAGACCCAACCGTGTTTCCGCGGCGGCGGCGGGGACGGGTGCGGGGACGGTGTCGGCCGCGATCCGGGACAGCAAAGAGGCGCCGACGAGGAGCTGCCTGACGGGCCGCAGCGCGGCGAGCCGGCGCGCCTCCAGGACGGCGGTGTCCCAGTCCAGGCACATCCAGCCGTCGACCTCGATCCGGCCGTCGTCGAGCACCGCCGCCGCGGCGACCGCGGCGCCGTTCCCGAAATCATCCTCCAACGCGACGAACAGCGCGCCCGTCGACTGCACCCCGGGTTCGGCGAGGAACCCCCATAGCCCGGCCGGCAGCAACGGCTCCCCGGTCCCGCCCTGCGCCAACCTTGCCGGCCACGTGTTGAGCCACTGCGCCCGGAACGCCTCGACCGGGTCGGTCTCGTCCTCGACCAGGTCAGCCTCCCCGGCACGGACGGCGTCGAGCTGTTTCCCGATCAGGCGTTCCCGCTGCGCCGTCCAGTGCGGCGACGCCATCCTCCACCCCGCCACGTCATCCAACGCCGCCAGCCTGGGTGCCGACCATTCGATCAGGAGGTCGCCGTCGCCGACCTCCAAATTCTCCAACGCCACCTTCCGCCGCGACAACATCAACGCGGTCGCCTCCCGGTGCGCCGTCGACACCAGCCACAACTGCGGCTGCTCCCGCTCCACCATCGTCGGGACAACACCCTCGTCGACCGCCTCCGGCGGCACCTTCCACGCCTCATCAACGGCGGCGACGCTCACCGAGTAGCCGTACGTCGAGCCCTTCGCGCGGAGCATCCAGCGGCTGTGATCCTCCAACCACTCCACGAACTGCTCCCCGTTCGCCCGACCCACCTTGTAGCCCGGCTGCTCCTCCGCCCAGTACAACGCCGGCCTCAACACCTCCTTACACACCTGCAGATCCTTGCCGGTATGCAAGACGTCCTGGGTCTCGCCGAACCTGGGCCGCTGATGCATCCGCCACAACAACAACTCGCGGAGCAGCCACGACTTCCCGAGCTGCCTCGCCATCGTCAGCAGCAGCGTCTCCCACACCAACCGATCCTCGGCGTCGACCTCGAGCAACCGCGTCGCGACCAACCTCTGCCACCACCGCAACGCACGCCCCTCACGCGCCTCCGCGAACCCTATGAACGCCGGGCCGATCGACCCGACAGCCCGCGGGTGCGGCACCGTCATGAACCGCGGCCACGTCGCATCCGACGGAACGTCACGGAGCTCGTCCAACCACGGGGCCGCCCAGCGCTCATCCCCGGCCGGGACACCCGCCTGTTCCGGCTCAACCGCAACCGCCGCAGGGGCGACCCACCGCCGGCCAGCCGTCGCGCGGTTACACGCCCTGTGCTCCGGCCCCGCATACCGCGACCTATCACCATCCACATGGCCCAAATCCCACGGCTCACCAGGCCGGATCAAACCGCCGCAACGCCAACACCGCGCCCCACCAGCCAACACCACCCGCCCCACCGACGCCCGAATGTTCTGATGCGCGCCCCCATACCCACGATCCGCCGTCTTTCTCATTGCCTGCGCAGGCATCAGCCCGTCACGCCCCGGATGGATGGAACGGCTTGACTGCGGGGGTCACCGGGGTGTCACCACCAAAAAAACGGCCCCCATTTCTCAGCCCCACCCGTTGAAGTAGGCGAGGGCGATGAAGACGGCGATGATGACGAGTGCGATCTCGCCGACCGTAACGGTGCGGTAGTTCATCTGGGCCACCTCGGTGTGACGGTCGCGATGACGTGGTTGTGGAGGATCGGGGTGTCGCCTCGGAGCTCGAGTGTCGAGTGGGCGAAGTCGTAGTCGCCTTCGTAGCGTGTTGACCAGGTGCCGAGCATCCCTTTGGTATTCGGGGCGACGATCATGGGGGTGCCGACGTACCCGATCTCCAGTGGCCAGCGTGGTTGGACGGTGCGGCCGTCGTCGTATTGCATGGCGAAGAGGTGGACGCGGCGCGGGTGTTTCGTGACCTCGGCGCGTATGTGGGCTAGTGCGTCTTCGGTGTGGGTGTCGTCGTCGTCGACGAACAGGATGTGGCTACCAGCACACCGTGGGATCGCTTGGTTGCGTGGGGTGTTGCCGTGATCACCTGTCGAGTCTCTGAGGATCAGCACCTCGTCGCCGGGTTGGAGCTGCGGGGTCAGCGCAGCCAACGTGTCGGTGATGGTGGGTCTGCCTGAGGTGGCGATCACGATCGAGAACGTGACCGGGGTTACTGGTCGGCCTCGTCGTCGTCGTCGTCGGGCTCGGGCTCGGGCGTGGGTGTGGGGTCGGGCTGCGGCTCGGTTCCGGTCTCGCGCTTCAATGTGTCCCCTTCGCTTGGGTGGGGTGGTTGGTTCCTGCACGGTGGGCCGGTGGCCACCAGGAGATCCACTGTGCGGAACGCGTACGGGTGTGAACTCTACACGGGATCCCGGCGGGGCTTGTTTTTCCAGGCCGGCCCCCGCGCCTGGCTCGGAGAAGCAGCGCGGGGGAGTCACGGGCTGCGGCCCCCGCCCGGCCTGGAAACCTGCGGGTTGCAGGCTATATGCCACGCCTCGTTCGTATGGTTGATGTGGTCGACGTGGTGCTGGAACGCCTGCTTCGACGTGAGGATCCTGTTGCCGCAGAACTTGCATGTCTTCGGCATGTCCTTCGCCGGCGTGGTCTGGGAGCCGCGGGTCAAAGCGCAGCGAGCATGTCGTCGATCGTCATCTGCCGCATGGGTGCGGCCGGTTCGATCGACCCGAACACTGGGTTGTAGGCTGGCCATCCCTTCTCGCCAGCGTGTTTCGCCCATTCCCGGTCGATCACCCATTTCCGATGCTCGCGCTCGAGCCAGTCGCGGTCGGCGTCGTTGCGGCCCTTCTCGATGTTGCAGCCGGCGCAGGCGATCCAGAGGTTGCGTGCGTGCTGTGCCGGCCAGTCGGCGATGTGGACCACCGGGATGCGGTGCTCGATGTGGAGCTCGCGACAAGTAGATCGGTGACGGCCGCAGTTGAGGCAGATGCCGTCCGGCGCGAGCAGCGCACGCATGATCGGAACCAGTGCGCCCCAGTTCAGCTCGATCAGGACGAAGCGGTAGCCGATCGTGTTCCCGAGCGCCTTCGAGAGGTCGCCGGCGAGTTGCTTCGCGCGACCTTCGATCGCGTAGCGGGCAGGGTCGGCTTCCTTGCCGTGATCGCGGATCGTCTGCTCGGCGAGGCGGCAGTTCGTCTTCGGTGTGCGGAATCCGGAGTCGGATCCGTTTCCGGATTCGCCCATCCATGTCCAGTCGAAGTCTTCGACGGGCTCAAACATCGCGTGGTGGGCACACCATGTTTTCCCATCGGCCGTGATTTCGCGAGCCCGGCGGGCCACTACTGACACTTCCTCTGGATACTGGTGTGTGGCAACCGTCAACCTCCATGGAGCGATAGGCGCGCTCCCGGGGTTGGCGGTTGTCGCATCGGCGGGAACCGTCTGTGGTTCGGGTTCTCGCTTCCTTGCGACGGATGCCAACTTGCGGGATCCCGAGTTTATCCCATGCTGCGGCCGGTCATCGCTTCGCGCGTTGGAGACGGGCCCGTGCGAGCTCGAGCTGTTTCCCGAGCTTGTACGCGCGGTCCCTCCAGGCGGCGGCACGCCGTCGTTGCCGCTGTTCGCGCTCCAATGCTTTGTCGCGTTGGTCGGTGAGCTCGTCGATCCGTGCGCGGAACGCGTGGTGCGGGTCGTCGTTCATGACGGCATCCGATCGAGCCAGCCGCGGGCGAGTTCGACCATCGCCGCGTCGATATGTTCGAGCTCCTGATCGCGTGAGCGATCGTCTTCTTGTTCAGTACTTCTAGTTCGGGGGTCACGGGTGACCCCGTTGGATGTCACGTATGACCCCGTTGACTGCCTGGCAACAGGGTCACTGGTGGCCCCGTTGGGGAGCGTCGCGGTGTAGGTGTTCGCAGTGCGCCCACGGGTGCGCCGCACCGTGACGAACCCCATCAGCTCGAGCCGGCGGATCGCTCGTTTCACCGTCGGCACTGAGCAGCCCGCACCAACCGCGAGGCTCGCCTTCGACGGCCACGCGACCCCATGACCGTCCATGTACGTGTCCAATGTCCACGCGACCGCGCGGGTTGCCTGATCCAATCCGCTATCCCGGATCGCGTTTCGCCACTTTTGCCTGGCGTTCACACCCCAGGCTCAGGCTTCGCGTCGAGCTCGTCCTCCAATGCGCCGACGACCTCGGCCTCATCCTGGTTCAGGTACTCCCGCTCGAGCTCGTACTCCTCCACCGCGTCGATCTCGACGGGGTCGCCGAACGGGATCTCGTCATCGACGAGCTCGGCCGGCAACTCCCCCGGCGTGGCGGTGGCGTCGAGCTCCTCGGGCGTGTACACGCGGCCGCTGACGACGTCGGGGCAGAACCACGCGACCCCGTTACTGATCGCGCGGGCGAACAGCATGTTCCGCGGGTACTGCTTCCACGGGCCCCGGCCGAGCAGCCCGGCGTTCTTGGCGTCCTCGAGCACGAAGACGCTGTCGCCGGCGAACGCGCCGCGGTCGAAGAACCGGATCGTGCAGCGCTCCGCGGTGAGCTCCATCACCTTGTAGTCGTAACGCCCCGACGTGCGAACCAGGCTCGCGAGGGCCCCGGCCCCGAGGGTCGGTTTCCCTTCGATGACGTGGACCTCGCTCATCGCCACGAGCGCCGGCAATCCGAGCGAGCGGCCGGCCTCGATCTTCACCAGCGCTTTCGCGATCGACGCGGTGTCAGGCCAGTAGCCCGACTCGGAATACGCTTTGGCGCGGCGCTGGTCGAGCTCGAACTCGCGCATCCCCGCGTCGACATGCACCATTTCGGTCATCTCGTTTCTCCTTTGACTTGGACACGCCACGGCGTCTCGACGGTGCGTTTCGCGCTGTCGATGGCGGCGGCGTAGTCAGCGTTCGCGGCGGCGAGCTGCCTGAGGACACGCTGGTCGGGCTTGTACTCCACGACCTCTTTCACAGCGGCCCGGATCCGTTCCTCAGGCAGGCCGGCGGTGCGCAGCCCGGCCATCAGCGCCTCCGGGTCGTATTCGGGGCGGGTGCCGCCGCTGATCACCGCGACGAGCGGCCCCAAGTGCAGCGTCTTCGTCCCCTGCTTCTGAGCTTCGAGCCGAAGCACGCCCTCGAGGAGCGCTCTCAGCTCGTCGAGTTGGCGTTTCACCTCCCGCACATGGGTGAGCGCTTCGGCGACCTCGACGGGCTCGCGGAGATCAACGATCGTCCCCACGAACGGGAGCACCACCGTCGGGGTGTCCGTGATCTGGGCTTCGACGTGCTCGAGGGTGGTGCCCGGCGCCTGGCCGCTGGGGACGTGTGACGGGAGCGGCGCAGGCACCGGATCCGTGGGCGTGCTCACCACTCACCCGCCAACACAACGACGAGCACGACGAGCAGCACAATCAGGAGCGTGATCACCAGTGCGGCCCTCACAGCAGCCCGCACAGCCGGGCCGAGGTGGGCCACGGGTAGAACCCCCGGCCGGCCAGGTAGGCGCGAACAGCGACGCTGATCTGCACCGACGGCGGCCAATGATCCGCCGTCCCCCACGCCTTCAGGTACTCGGGCCCGTAGGTGCTCATGAACGACCAGTCCATCTGCAACCCGCCGTAATACGGGGCGCCCGGATCGGTCCAACTGCCTTCGTAGCGGTGGATGCACGCGAACGCGCGCATGAGCGTGTCCGGGCTCGTACGGCTGCTCTTGGCGCCGACCGCGACGATAAGCGTGACGAGATACGCGACGAATATGAGGTGGGCTGCACGGAGGATCTCACCGTTCCTTCCTGTCGCTATCGATGGCCTCGCGAACCTGCGTTGTTCGCGGCTTTCTTATGCGTCGTTTTCATCGGTTCTCGCGGTACAGGTCGAACAGCTCGAGCACGTCACCCCAGAGGGCGTTCAACGCTGCGCCGAACGCGACCCCGACCATGAACATCAGCGCCGCCGTCATGTCGCATCCCGTGACGCCTGCTCGGCACGAAGGACCGCGACCCACCGGGCGGCGATCGACGGCCGATCCGCGACGCCCGAGACGCGGCGGAGTTCGTCGCGTAGCTGCTCGTCGGTCATCCGCCGGGCCTGGACGCGTTGCGCCTCATCAACCGTCGTCGCTTTCACGGCCGGTAACACCCGTTCTGATCCGCAAGCCCGACGAGCTTGCCGTCGCGGATCAGCACGTTCGCCCAACGAGGCTCAGGGTCGGTCAGACGGTCACCACGCCGGATCGCCTCCCACGCCTGCTCGACCGACCAGCCGTGCGGAACGGGGATCGTGTGGACACCGTCTAGCTGGCTCACGACCGTTCACACCAGTTCGAATCCGCTAGGCATTTGATCCATTCGCCCGCTTCCTTAGAGCAGTGGACGCAGAGCCCGTCGCCAACGATTGCTGCTACTCCGGGCATCGCCCACTCAGGCCGGTTGGGGCAAGTCAGCGAGCCGGGCTGCCTACCCTGGCGCTCTCCTACCGTCTCCGGGCCGTCCCCGTCTTGCGGGGTCGCATCGGTGTCTGCGACGGCGGCACTCGAACCCGGCTCGCTCACCTCCTCGATGATTCTGATCAGCGCGTCCGCCTCGGACGGGAGCAGGAACTCGAAGTCGCGCACGTCGCGGATCTCGACCAGCTTCGTGAGCGCGTCCCGAACTACGGCCTCGTCGTAGCTGTTCACCGTTTACGCTCGTTCTGATCCGCTAGGCCGGTCACAACAGCCCTCGGTCGGCGAGCGCCGTCTCGTACTCACGAGCAACCTTCCGCCATGAATCCCGCTCCCGCGCCACCTCGGCCAGGGCGTTCACCGCGCCGTCGCGGTCGCGGACGAGGCAGTCGATGCAGGTCGGGACAGCCTCCGGCCACCGGGCGCCGCACTCGCCGCATTCCCAGGTCACGCTTCCCGCCTTGAACGCTCGTTCTGATCCGCTAGGCGGGTCACGCGGGGAACCTCGACCGGTCCCGGTTGCAGCCGTCGCAGCGCCAGACCCAGACTGGGTCGTAGTAGGACGGCTGGCGCTCGGGCGGGTCGTCGAGGAGCACCCAGTAGCCCTCGAGACGCTTACGGCAGCCGAAGCACCAGCGCTGCTCGCCGCGCTCGCGGCGTATCTCGACGGTCGGACCCGGAACGATGTGGATCACCACGCCTTCGGCCTCGAAGCCTGGTTCGAATCCGCTAGGCGAATCACGCGACACCCCGCAGGTCGAGAACCTCCTGGGCGCAACGGTTCGCCGCGACCTCGCAGTAGCGCTCCTCGAGCTCGATCCCGATCGCTTTGCGGCCAAGATCTTTTGCGGCTCGGAGAGTTGTGCCGCTTCCCATGAACGGGTCGACTACCGTCTGGCCCGGTAGCGATAGTCGCAGCAGGATCCGGCGCCACGCCCGCATCGGTTTCGGGCAGGGATGACCGAACGGTGGCGGCTCCTCGTTCGCCTGACAGCGAATAACGTCCGGGAACCGACCACGTCCCGCCTTCAGCATCGGGTCGGTGCCCCAGACGAGGATCGGTCCCCACTGGTTGAAGCCCCACTTACCCGTCGAGCCCGTGTGCTCCCACACCCAGGCGAGGCACCAGTCTGGGTCAGGCCACCTCGAGAGGTTGACGATCCCGGGTGTCAGTGCGACCACCCGCCCGGCCTGCCGGAAGATCGGGAGCATCGCTGCGGCGAGCTCCGCGACCCGCTCCGGGGTGTCCTCGAACGCCCCGTATTCCATCCCGACTCCGTAGGGCGGGTCGCCGAGGACGATGTCGCAGTCAGGCATGAACTCGCGGCAGTCGCCGTGATAGATCGTGACCCAGTCGTCGGCGTAGTACGGCATCACGCCGAAATCAAGCCGTTTGCAGGGAAATACGGCCTACCGCCTAGCGGAGCAGAACAGCGGAAACAATCCGCTAGCCCAGCCGGCAGTCCCGCATGGTTATCGGGTTGCTGGGGACACCTAACTATGCTTTCCTGTCTTAAAACGCTGCAACCCGCATGGTTGAGCGAAAGCTGTATTACACTCATGTTTTGGGACCGAACCGGGCGCGGATCCAGGACGCGTTCAGGTCATGCATGGGGTTGACGACGAGCCCCTGACTGGACAAGAGGCCGAGCTCGTCGGCGCCCGGAAAGTCCTCCTCGCCCGAGTGCCACGCGACCGGTTTGACGTAGGTGTGCGGAAAGCCCCCGTCCTTGTCCACGTCCGTCTCGCCGGTTGACTCCCAAACCTCCTCGCCGTCCTTGTCCTTCGTGATTTTGTAGCGACGTTCGACGGTTTCGAGGAGCGCGAAAAAGGCGATCGGCTCGACGTAGGCGACGTCATGGATTGACCCGCCTTTCGGGTCGTAGCCGTTGTCGTCGTCGCGGCGGGTCAGCGAGTACCACCCGGGCGGCGCCCCCACTATCGAGAGTATGCGCGTGTCCTCGATCCACTTGATTTCCGGCTTGTCGCTCATGCTGTGCCACTCCGGGCGCGTGCGGCGCGGATGACGGCCTCGAGGTCACGGGTGTCGAATCCGGCGTAGTACTGCCGTGTCGTCTCCGGGGAGGAGTGCCCGAGGAGCTCCTGCGCCGCGACGATGTTGCCGGTCTCGCGGAGGATCTCGGTCGCGACGGTGTGGCGGCCGCGGTGCATCCCGTGATCCCGCCGGGCGTCGGGCTGGATCAGGTCGACCTCCTCGAGCCGGTCGTACCACCAGCGGTCGATCGCGCGGGGGAGCATCCTTTTCGCGTGGAAGAACGTGGTGTTCATCCCGGTCCTGCGCCTGGGGCAGATCAGGTACTTGTCGCCGGCGATGTCGGGGCCGCCCTGGTCGAGCTCCAACGAGGTGAGGTCGACCCAGAACTCGTCCTCGACGATCGGGATGATCCTGACCTTGCCGCCTTTCCCGACGAGTGAGAGCTGCCGGTAGCCGAAGTCGAAGTGACGGAACTGGACGCCGGCGAGCTCGGCCCGGCGGACGCCGTAGAGGAGCACGAGGACGACGCCGCAGCGGTCGCAGCCGTGGCGTTGCGCGACCGCGCGGCGGACGAACTTCTCCGGGAACGGCTCCCGGCGCGTGTCGCGCCGTTTCGGCATCGTCAACGCGCGGGCCGGGTTCGAGATGATCCCGCGGTTCTCGCGGATCGCCCAGTCGAAGAACGACCGCCACGTCGCGATCACCCGGCCACGGGTCGCGGGCTCGACCGTGCCCCAGTAATGGTCGAGGCACTCGCGGAGCCGCTCGACCCCGACCGGCGCCTCCATATCGGTGAGCTCGAGGTCGGCGAAATACAGCGAGAGCCTCGCGAGTGCTTGCTCGTATTTGTCGATGCTGCCGGGGGCTGCGCCCCACTCGGACCGGAACCAGCGGATGTACCGGGCGACCTCTAAGCCGAGGGGGGTCGCGCGGTACGAGTTGTCTTTCACCGATTCGCGCAGCAGCCGTGCTGCGTCGGCGAGGGCTTGTAGCGTAGGGAACGCATGGGAGCTGATTCCTCCTGTGCCGCGCCCGGGCCGTGTGAGCGGTGCCGGGCTTTTTATGGTTGGAGGCATCGTACTACTCGTGCCGCTCGGATCCGTTGCCGTTGCGGCGGTGGTACTGCTCGATCCACTCGTAGATCTCGTCGGGGTCGAACCGCAGCCCGCCGGGGAGGTCGTAGAACGGGAGCCCCTTCTTGGTGTAGCGGAGCACCGTTTTGGTGCTGACACCGAGCTGTTTCGCGGCGTCGCGGGTGGAGAGCAGAGTCACAGCACGACCGGTTCTACCGCCTCTAGCCAGGCACCGTCCGGGGACAAACGAGGACATGAGAGGACGATGAGAGACAACCGGGGACAGGCGGGGACAAACGAGGACATGCGGAAGTGTCGCTGTTTGCGGTCGAAACGTTCGCGCCTGCGCAACAACGACTTCGCCAACTTGCCCCCCCAGGAGTGCCTGCCCGCGAACCCGCGACACTAACAACGCATGGTTGCCCGTGCAAGCAGCGGGGCGCGGGTTCGGCCAACCTGTAGCGCGTGGCCCGCAACCCGCCCCGGGAGAGCGCCGACCGTGTCCGCGCCCTCCACGACCAGCTCACCGCTGCGCGACGGGAAGAGGAGACCGCGAAGGAGGCTCTGTACCGGGCGACCTACGAGGCGAGCCTGGACGGGTGGAGCGACCGCGCGCTCGGGAAAGCGATCGGGGTGCCGTACCGCACGGTGCAGGACTGGCGGGAGATCGGCCGGCGGCTCGAGGAGGAATAAAGAGGGCCGGCGCCAAGCACTGGACAGGGCTCGGCGGCCGACCCGACCTCGTACCGTAGCCCAGCCCCGGTCACCCCACATGGGGGATACAGCACGCCTGGGGCGCCCGGTACTTTCCTTGGTGAACCCCGGCGGGTCAGCCGGCGGGGGAACTGGACAAAGGAGTTTCAGCCATGAAGGCTTTGATCGTGGTCGGCGTGATCGTCGCGGGGATCTACGGGATCTCGCACAACAGCAGCATCAAGACCTCGAGCAGCGCCGCCACCGCGTCCGCGGCGTCTACCGGGTCGGCTCACATAACGATGCTGCGGGGAGCGTCGAGCGACAACTCATGCACCGAGAGCGAAGGTGACGCCCGGATCTACGTCACGATCACTCTCCGCAACAGCGGCAGCGCAGCCGGGACCGTGAACCCGTGGGCGACGTTCGACTACTCCGACGGCGGCAACTCGAGCGAGAGCTACCTCTCCAACTACGGGCACGGGATCAGCGTCCCTGCGCACACCGAGGTCGACGCGTCGTTTTACCACACCTTCAACCCGCAGCAGCACTCGATGATCCGGTGCGCCGGCTACACCGACCTCGGCAGCAGCGACAACACCGGCTACTACCTGCCAAAGAGCGAGTTCTAGCGGCGCATTGACGCGACGACCGCGACCGCCAGCAAGAGCGCGAGCACGAACAGCAGCCACGTCACCCCGGCGGGGGTTTGGGGGGGGTTTCGGCGGTGTCGTGGCGGTCGGGCCAGTTCGGTAATGCGGTGTGCGGGTTCGGCAGCGGCTCGGGCCACCCATCCTCGGGTGGTTCGTGGCCGTTGGCGGCCCTGTAGCCGACCCAGGCGCCGAGGATCCCGGCCATCGCGCCGAACGCCGTCGTCAGCACCGCCGACTCGTTCTCCGACAATGAGGACGCGGTGTTGCCGTGCTGGATCGCGGCCCAGATCACGCCGATCACCAGGGTGACGACGGCGGTTGAGAGGCCGCCGGCGAGGATGATCGCGACCCAGTCCGACGACGACCGTTTCACGGAAGGAACGAGAGCACCGCGACACCGGCCGGCTGATACGCGGCCTGCTGGGAGTGCCGCATGATCCTGGGGTCGCCCTGGCTGCCGTGCGACCACACGAGCGGGTCCGGGCCTGCTTCGAGGATCGCGACGACGTGGTGTCCGGGGAACGGGCCGTACACGATCAGGTCGCCGGGGCGGGCCTGGAGCAGGCTGACCCGTTTCGCGTACTTCGACTCGAGCAGGGTGCCGGTGTACCCGAGCCCGTCGAAGCCCCTGGCGTTCGGGTCGGGGACCTTCGCGACCTGGGCGGCGTAGGTGACCCCGCCGGAGCAGTCGGTCTTGACGCGGCCTCTCTGCCCGGGGTGAGGGATCGGCCGGACCTGGCCGTAGTCCCAGTTCGCGCGCTCGTCGTAGAACTGCCTGAGCACCGCTGTGTAGCGCTCCCGCGCGGACGTGACCGCCGGCGGCGCGAACGGGGCGTGCTTCTCGAGTGCGTCGACGAGGAACCTCCCGCATGTCGGGGTTCGTTTCCCTTTCGGGTACGCCAACCGGGTTTTTGCGGCGACGCACGCGTTCCCGGTCTCCTGCCCGAACACCCCGTCCGTCTTGCAGGGGAAGCCTTTGGCGGTGAGGAGCTGTTGCGCGCCGGTGACGTCGGCGCCGTGCATCAGCGGGTTCGTGAGCTGCAACGTCCTGGTCAACGTCAACGCCATATCGGGTACCTCCTCATGTGCGCCCGTAGATGCGGAGCTGGGATCCGATCGCGAGGGTGCCGCTGCTCGACCCGAACGTGACCCGGTTGATCGCGGCGGTGCTGTTCCAGAAGCCGCCGCCGCGGCGGACGGTCGGGCCTCCGCTCACCACGCCGGGCGACCAGAACGACTGCCACTGGAACGTTTTCACCCAGCTGGTGGACGAGTACCCGTAGATCGTCAGTTCGAGCGACCCGAAGAAGTTCGCGTTCGCGGTCGAGCCGGGGAACCGGTTCAACGTGATCGGGCCGCCGGCTATCTGCTCGAACCCGGTCACCGCGGCGGTAGTGGCAACGTCGAAGCGTTCCCAGTAGTAGTTGCTGCCGTCGTTGTTGAACGTCGCTGTCGAGTTCACGACGCCGCTACCGGACGTGTCGCGGGCGATCAGGACGCAGATCAGGTCGCTGTAGCTGCCGCTGATGCTGGTGATGTCGATCGAGCCGGCGGTCCCGAGCGTCGTCGTCGAGAGGAGCGTCAACGCGCCGGAGCCGCCGGCCGACGGGGTCGCCCACTTCACCCCCAGGGTTTGGGTGCTGTCGGCGGTCAGCACCTGTCCGTTCGAGCCGACGGTGAGCGGCGCGCCGGTGTCCGCCGCGGATGCGACGGCGAGATCGCCTTTCGCGTTCCACAGGGTGTCGGCGACCATCCCGCCTGCGGCCGCGGACCATTTGATCCCCGTGGTTTGGGTGCTGTCGGCGGTGAGGACCTGGCCGTTCGTCCCGACGGGAAGCTTCGCGGCGGTGTCGGCGGCGGTCGCTACGGCGAGGTCGCCTTTGGTGTCCCAGATCGTGTCGGACGCGACGGCGCCGCCGCTCGTGACGGTTGACCAGTGGGTGTCGTAGTCGGTCGAGCTGACCTTCGTCAGGGCCTGCCCGGTCGTGCCGCCGGTCGGGACACCCGGCCCGGCGGCACCAGTGGCCCCGGTCGCGCCGGTGGGACCAGTGGGGCCGGTCGGGCCGGTCGGCCCGGCGGGGCCGGTCGCACCGCCCGGGTCGCCCGGGTCGCCCTTATCCCCCTTCGGGCCGGTGGGGCCTGCCGGGCCTGCAGGACCGGTGTCGCCGGCGGGGCCACTGCCGCCGCCGCCGTCGACGGTGATCACACCGGCGCCCTCATCGGTGACGGTGAACCCCGCCCCCCAGATGATCTTCGAGAACCTGGTGGTTGTCATAGCGAGACCCGCAGGAACCCGCTGCTGTCGCGCCACAACCGGCCGGGGACCCCGGGGTCGCTGGCGGGGAGATCCTGCATGTAGATCGCGGCGGCTGTGAGCAGGATCGCGCCGGTCGGCTGGAGAATGATGTCACCGCCCCCGGTCGTCAACAGATAGACGTTGCCGCCGGAGCCGGCGGTCAGGTCGATCCCGTTCCCGGACGCGTCGAACAGCTCGATCCCGTACCCGGCCTCGGTCGTGCCCGGCCCGTCGGTCTCGACCTCGAGCCACCCGCCGGCCTGCGGGTCGGTGTCGAACATGATCCCGCCGCCGCCCTCGCCTGCTTCCCCGGTGGATTCCCAGGTGATCCGGACGGGGTCGGCGCCGCCGTGCTGGTGGTCGTGCGCGTGGAGGACCGGCTTGTTAGCCACCGCCACCGCCGAACATCGTCAGGTCGGTGAAATACGCCTGCGGCGACAGGTCAAGGGTGAGGGTGACGTCGTCGTAGTCGGCGCCCAACGGCTGAACTTGCTCGTGGATCCCCTCGACGAAGAACCCCTCGTCCGTGAACCCGCCCCCGCCGGGGGAGCCGACGGTGAGACTGACCTGGTCGCCGATCTCGATCAGGGAGAGGAGGTTCCAGGTTGCGGCGGCGTGCGGCTGCGCCGGGCTCATCGTCCGGAACCCGCACAACGTCACCCTGTTGTGGGGGGTGTTGTAGTTCGAGCAGTAGTA